ATATTAGAGCAACACAAAACATGCCATTTGAGGTTGTTACACCAATTGTTCAGAATTTAACTGTTAAGGGAACTTCTCTTACAGCAGAAGTAAGAACAACAACAAGTAAGAGTATAAGCGGAAATGAAATTCCTTATCTTGATGCAGGATATGAAGCAGTAGCACTTAATGAGTCAAACTATATGACTTCACCTAGATTAATTGCTTCTAAAGTTAATGCAGATGCTAAATTAACAAATCTTCCTGGTGCAAAATCATTGAATATGAAAATGTTCCTCAATACTACTGATAGTAGAATCAGTCCAGTTATTGATGGACAAAGAGTAAGCACAATACTCACATCTAATAGAGTCAATGATGTTATTGATGATTATGCAACTGATCCAAGAGCAAATTCACTTACTGAGGATCCAACAGCATGTCAATATCTCTCTAAAGAACTTAATTTAGAGAACCCTGCTTCATCTATTAAAATCTTAGTAGGTGCTCACATCCATCTTGATGCTGATATAAGAGCATTCTATGCTGTTAGTGATAAGCAAGGATTTAAACCTGTATTTACTCCATTCCCTGGATATAAGAATCTTGATAAGCAAGGACAGGTAATAACATCCAAAAATAGTGATGGACAGTCTGATACTTTAGTTGTTAAGTCAAATTCATATGGATTTGAACCACAAGATATAGAGTATAAAGATTATACATTTACTGCTGATAACCTACCATCATTTAGATCTTATAGAATAAAAATTGTTCTAGTATCTAAAAATCAGGCATATGTGCCTAGAATGAAGGATTTGAGAGTACTTGCATTAGCATAACTATGACATTAAACAAAGTGAAAGACCAAAGTGATTTGGCAAGAGATCCAAAAACAGGATCTTTAGTTAATGTAAACAATTTAGATTATGAAAAATATGTAGCAAGTAGAAAGATTAAAACTGCAAAAACAAAGCAAGTCTCTACTATTGAAGAAGATCTTGTTAATCTAAAAAATGAAATGAATGAGATTAAATCCCTACTTAAAGAGTTAGTCAATGGCAACTAAAAAGATTACATTTGATCCCACTGCAGGTGTTCCTGTAGCATCGAACTTAACCATATATGGTGGTTCTAACTTTGATGCTACCTTTACAGTTGTAGATGTTGGTAATGCTGCATATGGATTTACAACTGCTTGGTCTGTCTCTGCACAACTTCAAAAGAGTGCTGGAGTAGCAGCAACTACTGTTCCAACTGCAACCTTTACTACAGGGATTAGCACAGGATCTATTACATTATCATTAGGTCGAAATCATACTCGATCAATTCCACAAGGAAGATACTTGTACAATGTATTGATTAGTCCTGGTGTAGGACAAACAACTTATAATATATTAAATGGAAATATCATGGTTCAGGCAGGTATTTCTTCAGCACCATAAATATAGTGAAGGGGTAATAGTCTAAATGGCACAACCAGGAACCAGAGGAGAATTCATAGATTATTGTAAACGGCAACTGGGTGCTCCAGTGCTGGAAATCAATATTGCCGATGAGCAAGTTGAGGACATCGTTGATGATGCTATTCAATTCTTTAATGAAAGGCATTTTGATGGTGTTTCTCAAGTCTATCTTAAGTATCAAATTACTCAAGAAGATATTGATAGAGGAAGTGCAACAATGGAAGTAGGTGACGGAAATAAAGTTACTGGTATATCAACTACAACATCCGAAACAAAAATTGCTGGTGTATCTACATCTTTTAATTTTTATGAGAATGGTAATTTTTTACAAATGCCTCCAGAAGTAATTGGAGTAACTAAACTTTTTCATTTTGACGGATCTAATACTGTTACTAATAACATGTTCAGTGTTAAGTATCAGTTATTCTTAAATGATGTTGCTTTTAATCTTGGTTATCAAGGTCTTTTAAGTTATGCAATGACTAGGACTTACCTAGAAGATATTAATTTTTTATTGACGACAGAGAAGCAAATAAGATTTAATCAAAGAATGGATAGATTATATGTTGATATTGATTGGGGTAGTGTTGTTAAAGGAGATTGGCTAGTTCTTGATTGTTTTAGATTATTAAATCCAGCAGATTATCCAAGAGTATGGAATGATTCATTCTTGAAAAAATATACAACTGCTCTTATGAAGAGACAGTGGGGTCAAAATTTACTTAAATTCCAAGGAGTTAAACTTCCTGGTGGTATTGAACTAAATGGACGGCAAATTTATGATGATGGAGAGAAAGATCTTGAAATCATCCGAGAACAGATGTCCAATATGTATGAAATGCCACCATTAGACATGATAGGTTAGTATAGTGCTTAACCCATTCTTCCAGCAAGGTGCTCGATCAGAACAGAATTTAGTTCAGGATCTAATCAACGAACAGTTGAGGATGTATGGTGTTGAGGTGCATTATCTACCTCGTAAGTATGTAACTGAAAATAAGGTAATAAGAGAAGTAGTAGCATCTAGGTTTGATGATGCATATCCTATTGAGGCATATGTTGATACCTTTGATGGATATGGAGATAATCCAACTCTATTATCAAAGTTTGGTATCGAACAGACAAATGAGATAACACTTACTATTTCTAGAGAAAGATTTGAGAATTACATCTCACCTTTGATGAAGAATGAGGCAGATGTAAAACTAACAACTAGACCCAAGGAAGGAGATCTAGTTTATTTTCCATTGGGAGATAGGTTATTTGAGATCAAGTATGTAGAGCATGAGAAACCTTTCTACCAGTTACAAAAGAATTATGTTTATGAATTAAGATGTGAACTCTTCCGTTACGAAGATGAAATCATTGATACAGGTGTTGATGAGATTGATAATGAGTTAGTTGGAGATAATGCGGATGGAGATACAGAAGACGGTATTCCAACAATACTTGGTCCAACTCAAACACTTACTGTAGTTGGTGTTGGTGTAACTGCTGCTGCATATACAGGTATAATAACCTCTGGTGCTATCCAATATATTAGTATTACTAATAGAGGTGGTGGATATATCTATAGTCCCTCTGTAGGGTTCTCCTCTGCCCCTACAGGCGGTGTAACAGGTATTGCCACTGTAAGGATGATTGGAGGCATTGTAGCGTGTAATAAGAACGTTAACGAGAGAGCAAGATCGGTTCAGAATATAGACTTGGTAAATCCAGGTTCTGGATATACTGTTGCACCTTTAGTTCAAGTAACTGGTGGCGAAGGAACAGGTGCTGCTGGAACTGCCTTTATAGGTGATGGAACAGTTGGTATTGTCACTCTTACTGCAACTGGTTCTGGATTCACTACTATACCTACAGTTACATTCTCTGGTCCTACGGGGGTTGGAACAACTGCTACTGCTGTTGCTAATATAAGTGCTGGTGGAACCATTACTTCTATTAGTATTACCAATGCTGGTGCAGGATATACTGTTGCACCTACTATATCAATATCTGATCCATCAATGGATTCTACAGGAGATTACATCTTTAATGAGCAAGTTAAGGGTGCAAATAGTAATGCAACTGGTAGAGTTAGATCTTGGAACTCTACTACAAATGTAATAGAGGTTGCTTCTATTAGCGGAACCTTTGTTATTGGAGAAAAGATTGTTGGTCAAACCTCTCTAGCATCCCATGCTTTAAGGGTAGTAGATGAGGATCCTACAGATGATGGTTATGCAGATAATTTCAATATAGAAACTGAAGCAGATAAGATATTAGACTTTACTGAACAGAACCCATTTGGTATTCCCTAAATATAAGTTACGAGGATAATAACCATGTTTGAGTATTTTTATAACGAAATTTTGAGGAGAACCATTGTTGCGTTCGGAACTTTGTTTAATGGTATTACTGTTAAGCAAACGGATTCGACTATAAGAGTTCCTTTGGCATATGGTCCAACTCAAAAGTTTCTTGCAAGATTAGAACAAGCACCAGACTTGAATAAGAGCACTGCGATTACTCTTCCAAGAATGTCGTTCGAGTTTACTGGTCTTACATATGATCCTAGTAGAAAGGTTACTACAACACAGCAATATACAGTAAAGGATCCCGTAGATGGAAGTGAATCCAAAAAGACATATATGCCTGTTCCATATAATATGCAATTTGAACTTGCTATTATGTGTAAGTTAAATGATGATGCACTACAGATTACAGAACAAATATTACCGTATTTCCAACCAGCATATAATGTTAGTGTAGAATTAGTTGAAGCGATTAAAGAGAAGAGAGATATTCCTATTGTTTTAGAAAATATTACAATGCAGGATGATTATGAAGGAGACTTTACTTCAAGAAGAGTTCTTCTTTATACATTAAGGTTTACTGCTAAAACCTATATGTTTGGTCCTGTTACATCTGCTACCAAGGATATTATCAAGAGGGTCAAAACTACATATATTTCTGGAGATTCCAAGAGTACTATGCGGGATATTTCCTACACAGTTACTCCAAGGGCAACCAAGAATTACACAGGTGCAGTTCTTACCAATCTTGATGAAAACGTTGGTTTAGGTGATGTTATAATTCCTGTTGTTGATGGAAGTAAGATTCCTGCTATATCATCATCTACCAAACTTTATATTAATATTGGAGATGAGGAATTATTTGTCAAGAAGGTTGAAGGCAATAATTTGACAGTTGAAAGAGGACAGGATCAGACTGTTGCTGCTTCTCATTTGAAGGGAGCAGAAGTTAAATCCATTACTACTGCTGATAATGCACTCATCGAAGAAGGAGATGACTTTGGATTTGATGGTTCAACAGAAGGTTGGCTCTAAATGGATAAAGAATATAATAGATTAGATAAAACTTTTAATATCACTCCTGAAGTGGTAGAAGAGAAGTCTGAAATTATTAAACCAGAAAAACCTACTAGACTTACCCAGGATGATGTAACAAAAGATTATGAATATACAAGAGGCAATCTTTATAGTATAATAGAGAAAGGGCAAGAAGCAATTAACGGCATTCTTGAACTTGCTCAAGAATCTGAACAAGCAAGAGCATATGAAGTTGCTGGACAACTTATAAAAAGCGTCTCTGATGCTACCGACAAATTAATGGATCTTCAGAAAAAACTGAAGGATGTTAATGAGGAAAAGGTATCAAAAGGACCATCAACAGTCAATAACGCACTTTTTGTAGGATCTACCGCAGATCTTGCAAAATTGATAAAGGGAGAAACCCCGAAAAAAGACTGAATAAATATACTTGTAGATGGAGTAGAAATACGTGCCACTTAAGAAGCCATCAGAATTTTACGAAAAGAATCCTAATTCATC